ACCACTATTACGCGACTGAAAGACCGCTGCCGGTCGAGATCGACGTTCTATGCCGTATCTGTCGGGCCGTCAGCCGAGAGGAGCAAGCAGCCGTCCGCGGCGTGGCGCAGCAATTCTTCCCTATTGTCGGCGAAAATCGCCACAACAAGCGCGCTGACAAGGAAATCCGCGTATCGGAACAGGCGCGCACGAATGGAAAGAATGGAGGCCGTAAGCCGGGCGGCAGCGGAGCCGGAGGCGATACCGAAACAGAAACCGAAACAGAAACAGAAACCGAAACAGAAACCGGAATGCAAACCGGGAATGTAACCGGGGAATATACCTGTGGTGATTCCAAATATATAACCGGAAGTCGAACCGGAACACGGGCCGGATCAGTACATCCACCAACCACCAACCACCAACCTTCAGCCTCCAACCACCAACCGGAGGCAAAAGCGTTCCCTCGCGCCGAGCGCTCGGCTCGCCCTGAACCGCCCGGATTTTCAGCGTTTTACGCCTCGTATCCCCGGAAAGTCGACAGGGCAGATGCGGCGAAAGCATGGGGCAAGCTCGACCCGGATGACGAGCTGCAGATTCGCATCGCTACGGCGCTGGAGGCCCACAAGCAGAGCGTGCAGTGGTCAGACCCGCAGTTCATCCCGCACCCCGCAACCTGGCTCAACAAGCGGCGCTGGGAGTCGGATGTGGTTCCACGAGAAACCATCGCGAACGGCGCTCAACAGTGGCTCGATGAGCAGCAGCACCACGAAGCGGCATGAGCGGTCGCACGCTCTCGGCGAACAAGGTCAAGCATGCGAAGCGATCTGGGCCGCGCAACGGCAATGGCCAGAAGGTGCCGAAACCATACCGCGCCGATCCGTTCGAGGAACGCGACGTCGCGATCACCAGGGCTGCACTCATCGCAAAGCGCGAGGGTGCATGGCACAAGTGAAGCGTGAGCTGCTGCACGCGGTTCCGGCCTTCCCGGATGCCCGGCAATCGATGTCGATCGAGGACGCGCACGCCATCGCTGCGCACCCACGGCTTGATTTGATCCCGAAGCAGTTTGTCGACGAAGCGCGTCGCGTGATCGCGCTTGGCCGCAGATTCACCGTCATCACGCTCTGACACGGAGATCACATGGAAACTCGCACGGAAGAACTCAAGGGCAACGCAGCCAAGCGCACGAGGAAAGTTGTCGGTCGCCAGGACAAGATCGGCCAGGAAGCCATCATCGATTCCAGCGTCATCAAAGAGCGCGAGCAGGAGCTCGTGCGGCTCTACAATCGCTCGGGAGAAGCGCAGGAGGATCTCTCGACCGCAATCAAGAAAACCGCAGAGGACTCGGGCTTCAATGCTGCAGCAGTTCGTCGTTACATCACAGCGAAAGCCGGCGACGATTTCGACAAGCAGAAGAAGCACGTGCAGCAGCTCGCGCTGATATTCGACATCGATGCCTGATGCACCTCGTGCAGCAATGGACGACGGCGCACGAGATTGAGCACGTGAGAAACTTGGGCGCCGGACGTCTGCCATCCGATCGGCTTAAGCTGCTCTTGGGCTATCTCAAGGCCGCAGAGCAGCGAGTGCGCTGGGGCATCATCGACCGCGGTCGTGCGGTCGCAGCAGCACATGATGAAGTGAACAACATCCGGCTGGGCTTGGGATGATGCCGAACCGTAATCGCGGCCACGCCTTCTATGCTCTGGGCAGACTCAAGCCTGGCGAGATGAACCAGGGCGAGGAACGCTATGCCAAGTTTCTCGACGATGAAAAGCATGCCGGGCGCGTGCTGTGGTGGAAGTTCCAAGGCATCAAGCTGAGACTCGCGGACAACACGTTTTACACGCCGGACTTCAACGTCATGCCCGCATCTGGCGTGCTTGAAATGCACGAGGTCAAGGGCTTCTGGCTCGACGATGCGCGAGCGAAGATCAAGGTCGCTGCCGACATCTATCCCTTCGTGTTCGTGGCGTTGAAAGCCATCGCGAAAAAGCATGGTGGCGGCTGGGAGGTCGAGGACTTCAGCCGCTCGGATCAGGCCGCGGCGAGTGAGCGCCAGATGAGTCTCAGCAACGTCGAAGAGCGCCGTCGACCGGCGCCTGTCACAGAGGGCGCAGACCCGTTCTGACAGCCCCCCCCATTACCCCGGGTGCTTGATTTCTGAAAAATCTGGGTTACGCTATTTCCCGTTGACAACGAGGAAGGCGGAATGCCGTCCGATGAGGGCAATACGCGCGCGCGACTTGAGATCGTCGAGGCTGTCGCTGACCGCATGCGTCATGGGGAATCCGTCCGCGGAATCTTCCGTTCCCCGGGCGAAAACTACCCGACCGAGATCACGTTCTGGCGCTGGATTGCCGCTGATCCAGAGCTGCTCAAGGTCTACGAGGAAGCGGCGGTCAAGCGAGCCGAACGCTACGCCGAGGACATCAACGCGTTGCAGGACGAGGAACCACCGCGAATCACCACGCAATTCGGAACCCGGGTGGACCCGGGGTGGGTGCAGTGGCAGAAAAACCGCATTGACACCCGGAAGTGGACGGCTTCCAAGCTGCTGCCGAAGAAGTATGGCGATCGGACCATCCTGAGCGGCGACAATGATAGCCCAGTCGCCATCACAATCGAAAACGCCAGATCAGCGCTCCTTGATCGCGTCCTTGCGGGCGCTACCAAGGCCGAAGATCGAGGCGGCGATCCGGACCCTCAGTGATGAGCAGGCTTACTCGCTCTTCTTCGACTGGGAGATCTGGGCACGGGATGCACAACTGCTACCGTCTGGCGACTGGCAGACCTGGCTCGTACTGGCCGGTCGCGGTTTCGGCAAGACACGAACCGGCGCCGAGTCCGTGCGCGCATGGATCAAGCGCGGCTTCCGTCGAGTCAACCTCATCGCGCCGACGTCGGACGATGCCCGGGACATCATGGTCGAGGGCGAGAGCGGGATTCTGGCAGTGTGCCCGTCGTCCGAGCGGCCGTATTACCGCTCGAGCAAATCACGGCTCGAATGGCCGAACGGCGCTCGCTCGCTCATCTTCACGGCTGATGAGCCCGAGCGGCTGCGGGGCAAGCAGCATCAGAAGCTCTGGGCCGACGAGATCGCTTCCTGGCGCTACCCTGAATCGTGGGACCAGGCCATGATGGGGCTGCGCTTGGGCCCGGATCCTCAGGTTGTCGCCACGACCACGCCGCGGCCTATTCCGCTCATCAAGGAGCTGATGGCTGCAGCGTCAACCGTCGTGTCGCGTGGCACGACGTATGAAAACCGGCCGAACTTAGCGCCCAAGTTCGTAGCGAAGGTCATCAGCAAGTACGAAGGCACGCGGCTCGGACGCCAGGAGCTCAATGCGGAAATCCTCGATGACAATCCGCGTGCGCTGTGGCATCGCTCCAACATCGATCAGAACCGGGTCACTATCGCGCCGGAGCTCTCGCGTATCGTGGTCGGGCTCGATCCGAACGTGAAGAACCGCGATCGTGCCGAGCTCGCGAAGTCGAGCGACACCTTGGACGAAGCCGGCATCATTGTGGTCGGCGAAGGCCCGGCACCGGCCGGATGGTCAGGCGTGGATGGCTCGCACCTTTATGTGCTGGACGATCGCTCGCTTGACGAGGGGCCGGCCGTATGGGGCAAGGCAGCGGCCAAGGCGTACCACGACCATGCAGCCGATCGCATCATCGGTGAAGTGAATAACGGCGGCGATATGGTCGAGGCCACGATCCGCGCTGTAGACATCAACGTGAGCTACAAGAGCGTCACCGCGAGCCGCGGAAAGGCCGTGCGCGCCGAGCCGATCGCGGCGCTCTACGAGCAGGGCCGCGTGCACCACGTCGGCAGTTTTCCGCAGCTCGAGGACGAGATGTGCGACTTCGACCCGATCACGACGGTCAAGTCCCCGAACCGCATGGATGCGCTCGTGTGGGCAGCAACCGAACTCACCGGAGATTGCGCGACCGGCATGCTCGACTTTATGAAGGGCCAGGCAGCGGCGGCGAATGTGTCGCCGCAGGTCTACCTGGTGCCAACCGTAGTGCAGGGCTTCCCTACGCCGCAATGAAAGGGGCAAGATAGTGGAAACAGTCACCCTCGTCGCGCCTGCTGGCGTTCGTTCCGTGCTCGGCGGCGACGGCGTGAAGTATGACGTCGTGAACGGCCAGGTTACTCTGCCGCGCAATGCCGCTGGCTGGCTGTATGGCGCCGGCTATTATTCCGCGAGCGCGCCTGGTGGACTGGGCGCAACTGGTGCAGCGGGGCCGACAGGTGCGACGGGATCTGGTGCGACCGGCGCAACCGGGCCCACGGGCGCAACCGGGCCGACCGGGCCTTGAGCATGAACGTCACGCTTCGCGCGCCGGCCGGATCTCAGGGCTCGATTTACGGAGCCGACGGCATCAATTACCCGATCGTGAACGGGCGCGTCACGCTGCCAAGCTACGCAGTTTCGAATGCCATGCTCGCCGCAGGATATTCGCCGCTGCTGAACAACGGCAACACCGGCGCGACGGGCCCCGCTGGCGCGACCGGACCTGGAGCAGCGACCGGCCCCGCAGGCCCGACCGGCGCGACTGGCCCGAGCGGCGTTGTGCCAGAAATTTCGTCGCCGACTATGACGTCTCTGACAAAGGACGGCGGCACGCCGCAGGTCACCATCGGCACGAGCGGCGGAAATATCTTTTTCGCAATCGTGACCAATGGCGGAACCGCGACAGCAGCGCAGATCAAGGCGGGCAGTGGCGGCAATATCGTTGCGGCTGGCTCGGAAGCGGTTGCATCTCCAGGGGTTCATACTTTTGGCACCCCGGTAACGGGGCTCGCGGTCAACTCACCGCAGCAGGTCATGTATGTGCAGAACGTGAATGGCCAGGATTCGAATGTCGTTAGCGCGACGGTAACGACGCTTCAAACATATCGAGCCGCGTCCATGCAGAACTTCATGGCCGAGACTGTGGTGGCTGTTGCAGGAGCTACGCCGAATTTCTATTCCCAGTTCAATCATGTTACCGGGCTTGGCGAGCTTGTCGGACTGAAATTGCTGCTTCACAACTACTATAACAACGGAACGGAAGGTTCGACACCGGATTTCACGGTTGACAAGGCCGCGATCTGCACCGCGACCGCTGGCGCTGCCGTCACCTTTTCGTCGTCGCGCTCAGTTACAGTAACGAATGGCACGACGGTCTTGCTGTCTGACCTACTGCTGCCTTCGGCACTCGGATTCTCAGATACGTATGGAATTCCTCCGGGCACTCAATTATGGGCGAAAGCACTTGGCCATGTGCCCGGAACCGGAAACAACATACCGGCGAACAGGACCGGCACGGCAAACGATTGCCGGTATGGCCAATATGGCGCTGGCATCACGGCCTCAGACCCGGAAGTTCCGGGAGATTTCACGTTCACCGGGGGTTCTCCGTCCGCCATCTCGAATATGTGGACGCCATTCCTTGTTGGAATTTTCAGGTCAGGTGCCGGTGATCCGAAGTGCTATATCTTCGATGGTGACTCGATCGTTACGCAGGGTCTTGGAAATCAATCCGTGGTCGATCTGGATGGCACCAGCAATCCGCATGGATATCTGCAATTCTCGTGTTCAGGAACGTCGCCGTCGTCATTCATGGCACCAAATACGAAATGGAACGACTACATTCCTTATGCCAATGTTGGAGTCGATGAGCAAGGAATCAACAACCCGGCGCAGCACACGCAGGTACAGGCCATCTGGACGAACTACAAATCTGCCGGGATCGACAAGATTGTCCGCACTGAACTCAGTCCGAAAACGAGTTCGACCGATAGTTGGGCGACAGAGGTCAACCAGACATCGACAGCGGACACGGGTGGATTCAACTCTTTCCTGACGGCTCAATTCGCGCTTGGCAATTTTGATTACCTCGATCCTCAGAACAGTTCGCGTGGAGTCGATCCGCTGAAGTGGGTAGTCGATGGCACTCCATTCTACGCAGTTCAGAACGATGGTCTTGGCGTGCATCCATCGGACACCGTTCGCACGCTCATGGCAACCGAGCTTCGCAACATATTCAACCCGATCAAGATACTTCCGAGCACGTTGCCATTCCTGTATGGCGGCTCAATAGCGTCGCCCACATCGAGCGGCGGCACGCCGACGATTTCTACCGATACAGCGACAGGGACGATCTACTATGGAGTAGTCACGAACGGCGGCACGGCTACGCTTGCTCAACTTGAGGCGGGATCAGGCGGCGACATTATCGCCGGGAAGTCCGGAAATCAGGCCGTATCGACATACGGCTCACAGTCGCTTCCGGCAGTGAGCGGGCTTTCGTTCCTGACGGAGTATCAGTGCTTGGTGATGCACAAAGACCCATCCGGGGTCTATTCGCCGATTTACACGATTGACTTCACTACTCCTAGCCCGTTGTCTTATGACAATACGACAGATTCCACGCTACAGATCGGCAACCTCGCATCATTTAGTTTCAATCATACAATCGGTGCCGGTGCTACTGGTATCTGTGTCATGGTCTGGACAAACAGCACCACGACGCCGGGAGGCGCAACGTCAGTCGTTCTAGATTCTGGCGGAGCAAATATTTCACTGACCAAAGTGGCTACCGGGAGCACGGGGGGCGTTGGTATTGAGTTGTGGGCTGCGGCGAACGGATCGATGCCGAGCGGATCGAAATCGATAACTGTTTCGATAAGCAATGCCGTAGCTTATTTTTCGATGCGCGGGCAGGCAATGACGGTCAAAGGAGGAAACACCTCCACCGCATTCAGAGCAAGTAGCGCAAGCGAGGCCGATGGATCTAGCTGGCCGACAACCATGAACGTCACGAGCGCTAACGGCGACATCGTTGCGAATTTCCTGTATGGCGGCGGCGGCACAACGCTGACAGCAACCGGAACAGCAACTATAAACATCGGAGAATTTGGCCTGACGTGGGCGGCACAATACAAGAACTCCACCACGAATCCGCAGGCTGTCGGATGGTCATCTTCTGGTGGAACTCCAGCATGGGTGATGCTATCCGGTTCGTTTCAGCCATGATGATGCTTCGAACAGTTAGCAACCAATCAACAAACGAAAGGAAAACGCAATGAGCAACGTCACACTGAACGCACCGGCCGGCGCGACCGCGGTACTCGGCGCTGATGGCAATGTTTACAACGTGAGCGCTGGCACTGTCACGCTGCCGGCGAGTGCTGTTGGTCCTGGCCTCTTCGCGGCCGGCTATTCGTTCGGCGCCGGCGCCGGCGGCAATACCGGCGCGACCGGAGCTGGCGGAAATCAGGGCGTGATCGGCGCGACGGGCGCCAAGGGCAACACCGGCGTCACGGGCAGCACGGGGTCGGCGACCGGCAACACCGGCGCGACGGGCGCGACGGGCGTGAAAGGAAACACGGGCGCGACCGGCCCGACGGGACCGACGGCTGGTTCGTAATCGTAGGCAAGCATTCCGATCACTTTGCGATTTTTCGCACACTGAGCTGAGGGGCAACGATGGGCAATCTGGTATTCAAAGCACCGGCGGGCCGCACCGGCGACGTTTACACTGCGGACGGCAACCGCTATACGATCGACGCGAATGGCATGCTGTCCATTCCGAGCGGGCCGAACGATGCGCGCACTACGCGCGCTCTGATGGCTGCCGGATATAACTGGGCGAACGGTCCGACCGGCGCCGCGGGCGCGGCCGGCGCCACGGGTGCGACGGGCAATACCGCGAACACCGGAGCAACAGGACAGACCGGCCCGCAGGGCGTGCCAGGCGCGCCCACGGGCGGCGCTGGCGCAACTGGTGCGACGGGTAATACCGGCTGGACCGGCCCTGCGGGCCCGATCAGCTAATAGGCCGTAAACGATGGCCCAGCAGAACGCGCCGTACGCTTACCCAACGTCGGCGATGATTGACGACTACACGCGGGCATTGAATCAGCCGGCGGGAGGCCGTCAAACATCGATCGATGTGGCGAGCATGGGCGCACCGATGGTCGCGCCTCGCGGATTGATGCAGCGCTTTCGCACCTGGCTCGGCATCGCGATCGCCGGCGCGAACTCGGGCCTCGTTCTTTTTCCGCCGCAGCAGCCTTTGCAGCCGATCGCGCAGGCGCCTGAGCAGTTCGGCATCGGGCGCCAATGGGATTATCCCGTCGGTTACAACATGCGCGTCACGCCGCGCAGCGGTTCGCCGATTACGTTCGAAATGCTGAAAAACATGTCGAGCTACAGCATGCTCGCAACGATGATTAACCGCGTAAAGGACAAAGTCGTTTCGCAACAGTGGAACATAAGGCCGAAGGATAAGAGGGCCGAAGCCGACGACCGCTGCAAAATTGCGACCGACTTTTTCGCGAGCCCCGACAAGGACCACAGCTTCGACGAATGGATCCGCATGCTGCTGGATCAGGTCATCGTTTACGATGCGCCGGCGATCTATCTTCGCCCGACGCGCGGCGGCGAACTCTACAGCATGGAAATTTTAGACGGCTCGAAAATATCTCCGAAGATCGGGCCCGACGGCCGTGTGCCCACGCCAGAACTCGGGCCAGGCTATCAGCAGGTATTAAAAGGGCTACCGGCCGTTGACTACGTGAAGCCCGTTCCGCGCGGCATGAAGGTGCCGACAGATCCGGCCGGCATGCCGTTCCCCGAGCTGCTGTATAAGCCGCGCAATCCGCGCGTCGATTCCGTGTACGGCTTCGGGCCCGTGGAGCAGGTCATAACGATAATTAACATCGCGCTGCGCCGCGAGGAGTACTTCGCCGGCTACTACACGCACGGCAGCACGCCCGACCTGCTGCTGAGTGTACCGAAGGAATGGAATCCCGATCAGATCGCGAAGTTTCAAATATGGTTCGACGGGCTGCTGCTCGGCAATCTTCAAACCCGCCGCGGCGCCCGGTTCGTGCCCGACGGCGTGAAGATCATCGACACGAAGGAGCGCGTCCTAACGGATCAGACCGACGAATGGCTGACGCGCATCATGTGCTATGCGCTCGGGCTCAATCCGATGCCGTTCCTGAAGATGATGAACAAGGGCCAGGAAAAAACGCACCACGACGAAGCGATGGCCGAAGGCTTCGAACCCTGGCTCGAATGGACCGCGTCGTTGTTCACCTGGACTCTGGCGTTCAAGTTCGGATGGCGAGACCTCGCTTTCATGTGGGCAGAAGATGAGGAAACCGACGAGCTGCAACGCGCTCAAATTGAAAAGCTGCACGTCGACGGCAAGATCTACCACCCCGACGAAATACGCGCGAAGCGTGGCGACGAGCCGATGCCGGCGGCGATGCGCGAACAAATGGACATGGCGAACTTTTCGTCATCGGCCAACGCTACGGTCCTGCCGCCTGAACAGCAGGCCGACGAAGATGCCCGAAATCAAGCGATGGCCGCGGCCACGCCAGCACCAGGCGAACCGGCAGCGGGCGGGGGCGCTGCCGCCAAGCTGGGAAAATTGCACGGCGCCTCGCGCCGCTATCGCGCGATCGCGCGCCACTACTGAAGCAGCAGAAAAAGCTACGCACAGTCATGCGCCGTTTTCTCAAATCTCAAGCGATCGAACTTGCCCGCCAGGCGCACGCCGCGATTGCCGAGCTGCACAAGGCCGACATCACGCCGCAGGAAGCGGCCGAAGTGGCGGCCGTGCTGGCATCGATCGACTTCTCGGGCTGGGCGATTCTAGTGGGCGACGTTGAGCCGATTATGGAAGAGATCGTCCGTAGTCAATCAATCGCTGCCCTGGCGCAAGTCGGCATCGACGTCGAAGCGCGACCGGAAGTCATGAAGATCGTCAACGAGCGGGCGATCGCCTACGCCAAGGAACGCGGCGCCGAACTTGTCGGCATGCGTCGCACTGCGGACGGGAAGCTCGTCCCGAACCCGCGGGCCGAATGGCGCATCACGGAATCGACCCGCGACTTCATGCGCGCCGACGTGGCCCAGGCGATCGACGAAGGCTGGGGATTCAAGGAACTGTCCAAGGCGCTCTCGAATGCCTACGGCTTCAGCTCCGAGCGCTCCGATGTGATCGCGCGCACGGAACTCAATTTCGCGGCAAGCACCGGGGCTATGGAAGGCTACCGGGCCTCGGGCGTCGTGACCGGCAAAGTATGGCTCACGGCCGAAGATGACAAAGTGAGCGAGGAATGCCAGGCCAACGGCGATGCCGGCGAGATCGGCCTCGACGAAGATTTTCCGAGCGGCGACGATGCGCCGCCCGTGCATCCTAATTGCCGCTGCGCTGTTGCGCCCGTTACAGATCTCGATCGAAAGGACGCACAGTGATAAACCTAACCATGAAGGAAACGCCATGACATTGCGCAAGCTCGCCCTGTTCGCACAACTCAGGAAAGTCGACGAAGCAAAGCACCTCGTGATTGCGCGCGCCGTGCAGGAAGTCGTCGACAAGTCCGACGAGATATTCGACTACGCGACCAGCCGGCCGTATTTCGAAGCCTGGTCCAATGAAATGCACAAGGCGAGCGGCGGCAAATCGTACGGCAACGTGCGCGCGATGCACGGGAAGAGCGCTGCCGGCATCGTGGCCGCGCCGCTCACGTTCATCGACGACGAGAAGGCGATCGACGTGGCCATCAAAGTCGTCGACGACCAGGACTGGGCAAAGGTGCTGGAAGGCTGCTACACCGGCGTGAGCATTGGCGGCTCTTACGTTGGCGAGCGCACGGCCGAGAAAATCGACGGGCGCACCGTGCACCGTTACACCGCGAAGCCGGTCGAGATCAGCCTGGTCGATAATCCGTGCGTCCCGACCGCGCAGTTTTTCGACATCATCAAGGCCGACGGCACGGTCCTGCAAAAAGCGTTCGCTGTCGCCGATCCCGAACTCACGGTGAACGGCACGGGCGAGGAAATCGCCGAGCTCGCCAAGCGCATGAACGACGCCGGCGTGAGCATGCGCCAGGTAATCGACAGCCTGGTCGCAGGCGAGCTGTTCAAGTCGGGCCCGGGCAGCACGCCGCACAAGCTGTCTGACGAAGCATACGGCGCGACCTCTGACGCCAAGACCGCGGTCGAACACCGCGACGCTGCGAAAGCGCATGACAAGGCAGCGAAGGCGCACGCGAAAGCCGGCAATGATGACATCGCGGACCATCACGGGAAAATGTCGGAGCTGCACAGCACCGCCGCGGACCACGCCGAGGCTCAGGACGACGATGAGCCGAAAAAGGCGGCAAAGGTGGAACTTCGCAAAGCCGACGCCACGGCGTTCGGCGATGAGATCGCGCGCTACATGCTCGCCACGATCGACGACGTGGAAAAACGGGAATTTTCCAGCGACGAACGCAAGGCCGCGGCAAAGAAGGGCCACGCGCTGCCGGACGGTTCGTTCCCGATCAACAGCGTCGCCGACCTCAAGAACGCCGTGCACGCATACGGCCGGGCAAAGGACAAGGAAGCCGCGAAGGCGCACATCATCAAACGTGCGAAAGCGCTGGGCGCGACGGCCGAACTCCCTGAAGATTGGACAAAGGGCGACAAGGCGAACACCGCGGGCGCGCTGCGCAAGGGCATGTACGACGTGCGCTGCATGGCCGATTTCCTGGAGCAGATTTCCTACCTGGCGCGCAGCACGCAGTACGAAACCGAAGTCGAGGGCGATGCCTCGCCGATACCGGCACAACTTCGCAACTGGGTCGATGACGGCATCGCGATATTTAAGGCGTTGGCCGCTGAGGAAGCTGATGAGCTGTTGGCATCACTGAAGGCAGCCGCTGGCGTTGGCGAGGATGACGAGATCGAGCTGGCCGTGGAAAATGCGGTCCGCATGGGCGCACTGCGCAAGCGGCTCGGCTCGCCGGACCTCTCAATCACCGACCTCACCGCGATCGCTGGCCAGCACGGCGTCACGATTACCAAGGCGATGCTGTCCGATGTGGACGGCCTGGTGGAACAAATCATCACGAAGGCCGGCGCCCGTCACAGTGCGGCCGACAAGGCGCATCTTCAGGCCGCTCACGATCACCTTGCAAGCATGGGCGCCGACTGTTCGTCCGATAAATCCGCGGGCACCGGGAATCTGGCGAAGGGCGGCGACATTGAAAAGCGGCTCGAGACTGCACTTGCCAGAATCGACGAGCTGGAAAAGCAGCCGATGCCGCACGCAGTAGTACTCAAACTTGCCGGTCAGACGCGGCCTATATCGAAAGGAGATGACAACAGGCAGCAGCAGGGCAACCTTGCGGAAGAAGAGATCGACCCGAACACTCTGGTCCTGACCGCCGGCGATGCCTTGGTCAAAAACGCCGACGGGACTACCGACTATCATGCGTCGCGCATCATGAAGGCACGGCGCCTCGAACGTGAACAGGCGGCAGCGAAATAAACAACCCTTCGCGGCCAATCACCAACCCGACAACCTAACCGCATTTCAACCTGGAGCATTCCATGAAACAGTACGTCACTTTTCGGAATATCGCCGCGCTGATCGCGATCGGCATTGCCGCCGTATTGCACTTCGCCGGCGCTGAATTGCACCACACCGCAGCACTCGCTGGGCTCGGCCTGGCGCCGCTCATGATGGGCGACGTTACCCCGCTGCACAGCAACGTCCTCGAGCTGTTCAAGGGCGCAGGCATCAACTGGAAGCCGGGCGTCGACGCTGAACTCGCGATCGGCATGATGAAAAAGGCCGTATCGAAAGCGCTGACGAAGGAAGAGCTGGCCAAGGCTTTCGTCCAACCTAGCACGGCCACCAGCGGCCTCGCACAGTACGATCTCGAACAGGGCGCGCGCTTGCTTTACCCGTTGACCACGATCTTCCGCAATATGATTGCGCGGATTACCGGCGGCACCGGCATTCAATCGAACTGGCGCGCAGTTACCGCGATCAATCCGGCAGCCGTCAACATCGGCTTGAGCGAAGGGCACCGCGGCGCGTTCGTTTCTCAGACCGTGGTCGACAAGTTCGCGCCGTTCAAGTTTTCCGGCTTGGACAACTATGTTACCGAGCAGGCGTACCTCGCGGCCGTGACTTTCGAAGATCTGCTCGCGCTCGCCGCGACCATCACGCTCCAAAGCACGATGGAAGGCGAAGAGCAGATCGACATCGGCGGCAACAGCTCTATCCTGCTGGGCACGCCCGTCACGCCGACGCAGGGCGCAACCGCCAGCACCGGCGGCGGCCTTTCGAACGGCACCACGTACAGCGTTATCGTGGTCCCGCTCACGTACCTCGGCATGCGCAACAGCGTGGCGCCAACCGTGAGCGGCACAACCTTGAGCGGCGGCGCTGTGGCGCTGCCCTACGATCGCGTGAACGCTGATGGCAGCGTTGACCGCGTGCAGGGCTTCAGCGGGATCCAGTCGGCCGCTTCGGCTGCGATCACGCTGTCGGGCGGCACATCGACGCAAGTGCTGAACGCACAGACCACGGCCATCGCCGGCGCGATCGGTTATGCCTGGTATTTGGGCGCGACCGCAGGCACCGAACGGCTGGTCGCGATCACCGGCTATCCGACCGTGACGATTCTGAATACGAACAGCACGGGCCAGCTCGCCGCGGCGCTGCCGGCAACCGATACGTCCACGTTCGCGCTGAACTACGACGGCATCCTCACGCAGATCCTGGCGGCCGGCTCGGGCGCATATGTAAAGGATCTGGGCGGCGCGGCGCTGACCACGACCGGCTCTGGCACGGGCGGGATTCAGGAGTTCGACAACCTGATCGCGGACCGCATCGCAAATTACCGCCTGGTGCCGACGGACATTTTCATGAGCCCGTACGACCAGGCGAAGGCCGCGAACCTAGTGCTCACCGGCAACACGAACTTGGCGCCGTTCGTCATGAGCGACGCGAGTTCGAACGGCCTGGCGGCTGCCGCGCAGCTCAAGGTGTACAACAACCGGATCGGCTACGGCACGCCGCAGCTTCAGGTTCACGCGCATCCGTTCCTGCCGGCTGGCACCTGCATCTGGTACAGCCGCACGAACCCGTACCAGCTTTCGAACGTGCCGAACCTGCTGCGCAAACTGCTGCGTCGTGACTACTGGCAGACGGATTGGCCCGTGGTCACGAACCAGCGCACGATGGGCGTTTACTTCGACGGCGTGCTGCAAATGTATTTCCCGCCCGCCTTCGGCGTCATCACCGGGATGAAGAACTAGGCAACCTCCGTGCCATGTTACCCGGCCTCGAAAGGGGCCGGGATTTTTTGCAAATTGAACAAAGGAACGAACATGCACTACCGCAACGGCAGAGAAGCAAAGAATGGCGACCTGGTGCTGTCCCTGGACGGCTATGGCAGCGCCGTGATTAACGGCGTCGGCGTGCTGTACGGCGCGACCGCCGGCAGTGACTACTGCAACGGAAACATCGCGCCAATACAGCCGACCGGCAAGGGCGCATGCTTGATTGATTGCCTGCACCTGGACGACGTGCTGGCCATGCTCAAGGAAAAAGGCCTCGATAAGCGGCCGGCGGGCAAATAGGGGCGACGATGGCCGGCGACCTGACAACGCTTGACCACGTAAAGGAATGGCTGGGGCTCACGGGCCTCGCCATCGCCGGCGTCACGAAGGCGAACCCGGCCGTCGTCACGCTGAAGGGCACGCCGACCTATCCCATACTGACGGGCCAGGCTTACGCGATCGCCGGCGTGACCGGCATGGTGGAACTGGCAGCGGGCGAATACGTGGCCACGGTCATCACCCCGACGAGCTTCAGCATTCCGGTCGACGCGACGGGCTTCAGCGCTTACACGGGCGGCGGCGTTGTCTCGATCAACGACCCGCTCGTTGCGCGCCTGGTTTCGGCCTGTTCGCAGTTCATACAGTCCTGGCTCAATCGCCAGATACTTTCGAGCAGCTACGTCGAAACGCGCAATGGCACCGGCGGCAGCATCATGCCGGTCGACAACTATCCGATCAAAAGCGTGGCCACAGTCACGGTCGACGGCGTGAGCATACCGCTACGGCCGCCGATGGGCGCCGGTTCCCAGCAGGTCGCGAACTTTGGCACGCCATACGGCTACACCTTCGACGACTTCGCGATCTACCTTTCGGGCGGCGTGTTCCGGCGCGATTTTCAGAACGTAGTCATCGAATACGCGGCCGGCTATGACACCGTGCCGGCGGATCTGGAGCAGGCGACGGTCGACCTGATCGGAGACTGGTTCCGCTATGCAGATCGCATCGGAAAGACTTCGCAGGGCATCGAAGGGCAGTCGACGTCATTTGTAAACGTCGCGCTGACAGCTCGCACGCTGGGCGTGCTGCAACAATACCGGCGCACGGCGCCATTGACACCATGATTAAAGGACACGATTTCGCAGGCCGCACCGGCGGCAACGAATGCTACGCATTCGACATTGATGTGAAAAGCTCGGCCGCGGCGCTGCGCCGTATCGCCGATCAAATCGAAGCGGGCACGATCATGATGCAATCCGTCACTGTGAGCGACAGAACGGAAAAGGAAGATTTCACTATAACCACGCTCGCGATCGCATTCGCGGAAAAACCATGATTTCAGGCTACATCATCGGCGACAAGGAAGTCGTCGCGCGGCTCAAGGCGATGCCAGACCGCGTGAAGGCCGACATCGACGCCAAGGTGCGCGAGCTGGGCTTCGCGCTACAGCGCCGCGTGCAGCAGGGCTACCTGCGCGGCCCGCGGCCCGAACACTTGGGCGTCGTGAGCGGCACGCTGCTGCGCTCGATCACGCAGGGCGACGCCAACAGCCGCAGCCGGTTCGAATCGACGCCGGCCACGGCTTTCGCGTACGTAGGGACGAACGTGAAATATGCGGCCGGCTGGGAATACGGCTTTGAACGCCGCGTCGGCGCAGGTGCCCGCGGCGGCCCGCGGACGCTCATGGGCCGGGCACTTGAGCGCTACATAGCCAAACACCCTCCAGGCGTGAAGCAGGTGGCCGCCAGGCCCTTCCTGGCGCCAGCCCTTGAGGGTATGCGCACGCTGATCGTGGGCGAGCTGGAAAGCCTGCTACAGCGGTCCCTGGCGAGGGCGACGAAATGAAGCCGCGGCTCGTTCCCTGCGTGATAATGCCAACGCGCATCGCGCGCTCCGTGCGCGCTATGTTCGGATCGCCGCGGCTGCCGCTGATCACCATATGGATGCGCCAGCCATGAGCGTGACGCCAGTTCGTGAGCCGATATTCGCGGCGCTATGGGCGCTGATCTCTGGCGCATTGGACGTCGAGGCCGCGTTTCCGACGAGCGGCCGGTACCTGATACCGCTGGTCGACGTGCCGACCAAGTCTATGCCAGCTATTTTCCAGATCCAGCACGGCGAAGCGTGGGACCGGAAAGGCAAGGGCATCCCGAACAAGCGCACGCTGCACGCATCGATCGTGATGTACACATCGACAGCTAGCCACAAGGAAAACCTGCCATCGACGCAACTCAACAATGCGCTCGACGTTCTGGAATCCGTCATCGAAACGCACCCTAATCCGGCCAACGCGCAAACATTGGGCGGCCTGGTGGAGCACGTCTATATGGAAGGGCGGCCGGAGATCTTCGAGGGCATGGTCGGCGCCGGCGACTATGTCGGCGTTCTTGTGGCGCCCGTCACGATATTGATACCATGATATCGGCATGGACGGAGACCACAAAAGCGGACCGAAAATCCCGATTCCGGGCGTTGCCGGAATCTCGATCGATGCGGCACTTAGCCATTTGGCTGTGCACCACGGCGAAGGCGAGCTGCGCATTCGGAAGAAGCGCGACGCGCAGGGGAAATACGTGTACGTGATTGAGTTTAATCAACTGTCTCCGGAAAACCCGGAAAACTTGAAAGGGTAGAAACCATGTTCACATTTGGCGCTGGCTTTCTGGTAGGCACTCAGACGATCGACGGCAACGGCAATGCCGTGACGGTCCCGACCCCGATTCAATTCGGCATACTGCAAGAGGTAACGCCGGATGAATCGTTCGAGCTGAAGAAGCTCTACGGCGCGAACAAGTTCCCGGTCGCCGTCGCGCAGGGCAAAGGTACGATGGGGCTCAAGGCGAAGCTCGCGAACATCAATGCCGAGCTGCACAACACCGTCTTCTACGGCCTGTCGCTCGCGAGCAGCTACGAAGCCGTCTATCAGGACTTGATCGGCACCGTGGTCCCGACGGTACCAGGCCAGATCACGCCGACCATACACGGCACGGCGCTCGTGGACCTCGGAGTTGTCGGTGCGCAGAACGGCGTGCCCTACACCCGAGTCTCGACCGCGCCCAGCACTGGCCAGTACGGATTCAGCTCTGGCAGCGGGCTCTATTTTTTCGACGACATTCACGACTACGGCAAGACCGTTTACATCAGCTATGCCTACGGCGACGCGACCGTCACGAGCGGACGGGCGCTCACGATCACCAATCAGCCGATGGGTGTGCAGCCGGTGTTCGCCGTGGACCTCGCCACGCGGTACCTCGGCAAGACGATCTATGTGCATTATCCGCAAGTGATCGCGACAAAGCTCTCGCGGACGTGGAAGAACGACGATTTCACGATCTACGATATGGACATGGAAGCGTTTGCGGACGCGAATGGCACCGTCGCCACGGCCTACTACTACGAGTAGACCATGAGCGACGAATTCAAGCCGAAGGCCGGCTCGATCGCTGGAACGCCTGTGATTCTTGGCGGCAAGGAATTCATCATGCCGCCGATGAATCTCGACCAGGTGAAGCAGTTCGAAGCGCAAGTGCCAGAACTCGGAAAGCAGGGCTCGCTCGTGAAGAACATCGAGCACGCCCTGCCGATGGTGCTGGCCGCGCTGCAGCGCAATTACCCGGGCATGACGAAGGCAGACCTGGGCGTGCTGATCGACTTGGGCAACTTCGAAGCGGTAACGAAGGCCCTGGTCACGAGCAGCGGATTCCAGCGAGCGCAGCCGGGGGAAGCAACGCCGGCGGCCCGGTAGACTGGGACGCGATATATGTTCGGCTCGCATGCGCGACGGGCTGGACGTGGGAATATATCGGGGGCTGTATGACGCTGCCCCGGCTGCATGCTTTCATCCGAACATGGTCAAAGACGCCGCCCCTGCATGAGTCTGCGGCGGCGATTGCCATCGGCCTCGGCGCGCTGAAGCCGCGGGACGAAGCCAAACACAATACGGTCGACGAAGAAAGCCCCGAGGCGCAGGCCGAGCTCGCCAAGCTGCTCTTCGACATGCCGATATCCGCCCGGAGGTACCCACAATGACAGATGACGTCGAAGTCAAGCTAGGTGCTGACAGTGGCGAGCTCAAGAATGAAACCAACGCCGCGGCACAGTCGGTCGAAGCGTCGCTCAAGCAGATCGCGGATGCGCTGTCGAAATTTTCAGGTCAGAGCGCGAAGACCACCCAGGAGGCGATCAAGAACAATGCCGACCTGTCGCGATCGTTCCTCGAGCTTCGCGGCAGCCTGACGGGCGGATTCAACGCGATCACCGGCGTCGTTGAACGGTTCCGCGGCGTGCTGACCGGGCTCGCTGGCGCACTCGCCGGCGGCTTCATCGGGAAGGAATCCGTCGACGCGCTTATGAACCTCGAGCAGGCCGTGCGCGGGCTGCAGATTCAGTTCGGCATGACGGCAGAAGCGGCGACACTGCTGAACGTCAACCTCTCTCTCGCGGGAATCAGCGCGCAAACATTCGAAGCAATGGGCATGCGGGTTATGCGCGTGCTGCGCACCCAGTCGGGAGAATTCGACCGCCTGGGCGTATCGACGAAGGACGCCAATGGCAATCTCCTGCCGATGGATCAAATTCTGCAGAACGTCTACAAGCGCATGCAGGACTTCAAAGCCGGCACCGATCAGCAGGAGTTCGCGCTCGCGACAGTGGGCCGCGGCGCCGCCGGCTTCGCTGACGATATGGAGCGATTGTCTCGGACCCAGGAGCGCGCAAAGCAGGTTATGGCGGACCTCGGTATCGAAATGGGGCCGGAGCGCCAGGCGGAAGTCGAGAATTACCGCGTCGAGATGAACGCATTCAAACTGGGCCTTGAGGAAATAGAAGTTCGTATCGGCGAGGCGCTGATGCCGACATTGAAGGCGCTGGCCGCCTGGTTCGACGGCGAAGGCCCGACCGCTGTTACGTTCATGAGCGGCGCATTGAAAGGCTTCGCGACCGCGATCACCGTGATCGGTGCCGTGTTTCAGTACGTCGGTGAATCGATCGGCAATACCATCGGCATGATCGTGCGCGGGCTTCAGCTATTTGTGCAGGGCGTAGAGCAAGCAGCACATGCGGACTTTGCCGGCATCGGGCAGACCGCCCAGGCGGCGTTCGCCAACGTGGCCGAATGGGGTAGCTCGACTGCGGACTCGATTGTGAAGACGGCAGCCGACGCAGCCGCGAAGATCAAAGCGATATGGGCCGACGCTGAACAGAAGGGGAAGGCGTCTGCAGAGAGCATGCTGCCGAAGTCCGGCAGCGAAACATTCAAGCCGAAACCGACTGGCGGCGGCGCCGGTACGCAGATGAGCATTTGGTCCGATCAGCTTGAACAGATGAAGCAGTTCGCCGGCGAGGAAGATAGCTACCTCAAATCCACAACGGCGCTTGAGCTGTCATTCTGGCAGCAGCGACTTGCCACGATCAGCGGCAGCGGCAAGCAGGCCGAAGCATTGCGCCGCGATGTGCATGCGCGCATCTTCGCCCTGGAAAAGCAGGCCGCGGCCCAGGAGCAGGCGCAGTACATGGCCGACGGCCAGTACGAACTCGCACAGCTCAAGAACCACGGCGCCGCCAAGGTGGAAAAGCTGAAGGAGATCGCGGCCGAAGTTACGCGCACCTATGGCGAGGGCTCGGCCCAGGCGATCTCTGCCCAGCGCCAGGTCCTCGATGCCGAGCGCGCTGTGCAGGACGAGGAACGGAAGAACCAAATCGACGCGATCACGGCGAAGACTGCGCACGAAGTTCGCATGCTTGAGCTGGAAAAGCAGCGCGCGCAGGGACAGCTTGCGCTGCATCGAATCACGGCCACGCAGGAATTGCAGATCGAAAAGGAGCTCGACGACCAGATCTACGAGCTGCGCCGCGCAGCCTATCAAAAGCAGCTCGGGCTCATGAGCGGAGACCAGGCGGCGCAAAAAGAGGCGAAGGACCAGCTGCTGAAGATCGAAGACGATCACGCCAAAGCCGTCGAGGAACGTGAACAGAAGGCAGCCGAGGCATCACAAAAGGTATGGGAGAGTGCATTCGGCACGATCACGAACGCCGTGGCGCAATCTGTGATCGGCATCGAACGCGGCACCACGACCGCCATGCAGGCCGTGAATAACTTCGTCAATGCTGTGACATCTGAGTGCATCAATGCACTGGTGAAGCTCGCAGCGCAATGGATCCAGACCGAAGCGCAGATGCAAATGTCTGGCGCCGGCGGAAACTTCGGCGGCATCGGCGGCATTTTAAGCGCGATCGGATTTGGCGGCGGTGGCGGCGGCGATACCCTTGCCGGGCTCGCCGGCGGAAGTGGCAACGCATGGCAGCAGCAGGCCGCGCTTGCCGTCCTGGGCGGATTTGAGAAGGGCACGGACTACGTTCCAACGACCGGACTTTATCTGATGCACAGAGGCGAGAAAGTAACGCCGGCGGGCAGCAACACCGGCGCCGGCGTGACCGTGATTAACAATTTCAACAATTTCAACGGCGACACCCGCAGCCAGCAGCAGATCGCGGCCGGCGTCGGCCAGACTATCAATCGGGCCATGAGCAGGAACACATGAGCGGCTTCCTTGAGACACCACGCTTCGACGATACGGTCGCGTACTGGGCGCGCGGCGGCCCCGGCTATTCAACGAAGGTCGTCATCAACTTCGGCGGCTACGAAGCGCGCAATCAGAACTGGGACCAGTCGCGCGCCGTGTTCGACATAACGAACGGCATGCAGACTCAGCAGGGCATGGCTGCAATAATCTCCATGTTCAGAGCGTGCAAGGGCATGGCGTACGGGTTCCGGTTCAAGGATTTCCAGGACTATGCGGTCGCGCTCACCGGGCCTGGACGCGGGCAGCCTGGCCTCGGCTACATCAATACGAATGGCCACGGCAACGGCACGAACAAGGGCCAGCTCTATAGCTATTACGCAGCCGGCGCGAACTCGGAAGCGCGATTGATTTCGAAACCATGCGCATCGCCGGCGCCGGCGATCTACGTGGCTGGCGTGCTGAAGACCGTGACCACGGATTACACGATCGATACCACGACCGGCGTTATCACCTGGGTCAGCGGCAACCCTACAAGCGGGCAAACCACTATGTGGGTTGGGCAGTTCGACGTGCCGGTACGCTTCGACACCGATGAACTTGTCGGCGAGCCAGCTGGCGGCCTCTATCAATGGCAAAGCATCAAGCTCATCGAGATCAGGCCGTGAAGACAATCCCGTCGGGGCTCGCATCGGACATCGCGCAGCAGGTCACATCGATCGCGACGGCGATCCTCATTACGCGCCAGGATTCCAGCGTGTTCGCGTTCACCTCAGCAAGTATGGACAGCGCGCCGATTTCAGGCGTCACATACAAGGCATTTCCCGGCCTCATCGTGAGCGACATTGTGATCTCGGCTGATGCGGCCGTCGGTAATCTTGAGCTGACAACGCTCGACGATGGCACCGTGTTCACGACGGCCGACATTCTCAATGGCGTATGGCGCAATGCGGCCTTCACGATCTTCCGCTACAACTACAACAACCAGGGCAACGGCATCGTCAACATTCTCTCCGGCACGTTCGGCGAAGTGCGGCTACTGATTAATTCCGTCATCGTTGAGCTGCGCGACCTGCGGCAATATCTACAGCAGGCGGTCGGAGACGCGAGCAGCAAAACATGCCGCGCCAGGCTGGGCGATGCCCGCTGCAAGGTCAACCTCGCATCCTTCACTTTCACAGGCACGCTCACCGCGGTCACCAGCGGCCAGGTATTCGCCGACACCGGCGCTGCATTGCAGGCTGATGACTACTACGGCGAGGGCCAGGTCACGATGACATCGGGCGCATGCTCGGGGCTCACAGCGAAAGTTAAAAGCTACGCGAGCGGCGTGTTCACGCTCGCGCTACCGTTCGCGACAGTGCCGAGCGTTGGCGACCATTACACCGCGATCGCCGGCTGCCGCAAGCGGCACGACCGCACGACGGCTAATCCGAGCGGCGCATCCGATTGCCTGGACAAGTTCAACAACGTGCTGAACTTCGTGGGCGAGCCGCACCGCGCGAATATGTACGACTTGACCAAGCCGCCGCTGCCATCCGTATGACGACTACACGCACCGACATCGTACGCACCGCCCGCACGTACCTCGGCACGCCGTTCGGGCACATGCAGCGCGACAAGGGCGTTTCGATCGACTGCGCCGGGCTCCTGATCTGCACCGCCCGCGAGCTATCCCTGGTCGCGCCCGACTTCGACGTTCCGCCTTATCCGCCAGTGCCGGACGGAACGCTGCTCGACAAGTGCCGGGAATTCATGCGGCCGATCAGCCGTGCGGAAATGCAGCCAGGCGATGCCGTGCTGCTGACCGTAGACCGCGATCCGCAGCACCTCGCCATACTCGCTGATTACCGATACGGCGGCCTCTCGATCATCCACGCGGCCAATACGACGTCGCAATCGTGCGTCATCGAGACGCGGCTGCTGTTCGCACAGAATCAGAAGTTCGTGGCGGCCTTCGCGTTCCCTGGGATCTGGTAATGGGCCAAATCGTCATTGCCACAGCCGGCGCCGCGATCGGGTTCGTTGTCTCGGGCGGCAACCCGTACGGCGCAATGATAGGCTGGTCGCTCGGTGCTGCACTCAGCGGAAACCAGGGCAATAAGAGCGCGGGACCCGCGCAGCAGCTCACTGACCTCACAATCACCGGCACGGCCTACGGCCAGCCGATACCCTACGTCCGCGGGCTGCGATGCGTGTCCGGAGAAACCTGGTGGAATACCGATCGGCGGCCGCACACGACGACAACCGGCGGTGGCAAGGGCGGCGGGGGCCCACCGGCACAAAGCACGACGACGTACGATATGGACATCATGATCGGGCTCGCCGACAACGTGCAGGAAACCGTGCTGCGCATTTGGATGAACGGCTTGCTCGTTTACAACGTCGGACCGACAGCGGACGCGGCGACCATCTCGGCAAGTCTCAATAATAAGTACTGGTCGCGCATGACGTTTTATGATGGCTCGGACACGCAACTCCCCGATCCAACCTATGAGGCCGTCGTCGGCAGCGCGAACGCGCCGGCGTATCGCGGGCGCTGCTACGTTTTCATACAAGGGCTGCAACTCGGCACCAGCGGCGCCGTTCCAAATTTCACTTTTGAGATAGGAACGCCGCCTCTGGTGGATCTGCCGCCAGGCACGGTCATGGAACTCATACAGGCGAACGCCGGCAACTTCTTCGCGGGCGGAGTGTACCAGTCGCGCAGCTTCGAAAACACTGGCGCGTACATATGGTCGGGTCAGATCTATCAGCAATCGAACGCGCAGCGCTTGTCGTCGCGGGACATAACGACGGATCCGTCGATCGCGTTTCGCCATCTGCGTAGCGGGCTCATGTCGTACTCGATCACCGGCAGCAAAGGAAACCTCGCGACAGTGAACGAAGCGACAGGCGTTTACACGCGGGTCTATCAGGATTCGGCTCATTACCTTTATCAAGTCGCCGCACCTTTCGGGCTCTCGGGCAACCTGTATTGCATCGTTGGCAATGCCGGCCTAATCGACCGCATAAGACGGATCGCGAGCGGCGGCGCCGGCGCTGTGACCGACTTCGCAATGACGTCGAACACACGGCCCGAGCTGCTAACCTATAAATTGACCGGCGGCGGCAGCGGCGTCACTCTATGGAGTGTAACCGAGCAGGCAATCTATAACATAACGGCCGTCGACGGCATCACAATGACGCAGCTCTATAACACGGGCTACGATACCAACGGGCAGACGGCGATCGGCCTTGACTACTACGCGCCGCTCGACAAAGTGATAATCAACGGGGGCGGAAATTATTGCATACACGACGTTGCCACTCAGACGTCGGGATCGCATGTTAATTTTTCGCATACTTCGACTTGGGTCTTCGACGCGAACCGTTATGGATTTTGGGGCATCGCGTCATCGGGGCGCCTTTATTTCCACGACATTGCATCGAACACAGAGACAGAGGAAACGCAGTTCTATACGTACTGGACCGCGAACTTCCCAGGCTACAGCTGGAACTCGCAAGTCGGCAGCGGCGACAACGGGCTCATCTACGTGCGCGGCACGACGGGAGGCGGCATATATGATGAGTTCGTGTACGTGCCCGTAAGCGTTCTACCCGATGGCGTGGCGATAAGCGACCTGGTTTCCGATCTCATGGTGCGCGCCGGCCTTTCGACTTCGCAGTTCGACGTGAGCGCGCTGTCCGCGATCCAGAAGCGCGTGCGGTCGCTCGCCATATCGAGAATCGAGGCAACGCGGCTATCGCTAGAGCAGCTCATGTCCTGCTTTTTCTTTGAACTCACCACCAGCGATAAAATCTATTTTCGGCCGCGCGGCGGCTCGACGGTTGCTACGATACCAACCAATGATCTCGGCGCCGAAGTTTATCCCCGCGGCAATGTCCCCGAACCGCTGCCGATTGTGAAAGCGAACGACCTGGAGCTGCCGGCACAGACGGCGCTCACCTACCCGAACGTCGATTTCGAATATCAGCCGGACACGCAGTACAGCGATCGGCTGATAAGCACGAGTTCCGGTACCATCAACGCCATCACGGTCACGATCGGCATGCGTCCATCAGAAGCGAAGGGCGTGGCCGACGTCATGATGCTCGACCAGGCGGCGAGCGTCATCACGGCAGCGTTTAGCGTCATGGGCCAGTACCTGAAACTTGAGCCCACTGACCCCGTGGTAGTGACAGGCCCCGACGGCACGCAATACCGCATGCGGCTCGTGAAGATGACGGACTCCTATCCGCTGCTGAAATACGATGCCGTGCTTGACGATGTTTCGGTTCTCAGTTCGCAGGCGATCACCGGCGAGGATTACACAACGCAGACGGTGGTCACGGCGATCCCCGACACGCTGATGGATCTGTTGGACATTCCGATCCTGCAGGACGCGGACAACGACGCGGGCTTTTACTCGGCGACGAAAGGCGATGGCACGCCATACTCGGGCTCGGCTGTCTTCAGCAGCTCGGACGGCGTGAACTACACGCTCGATACCTTCGTCAATGAGAGCGGCATCTTCGGAACGTGCACGACCACGCTGGGCGACTGGGCCGGCGGCCGTGTCTTCGATGAGAAGAATAGCGTCACCGTGGACGTGGGCGTCGGCACGCTCGCGAGCAGCACGCGCTCGGCGGTTCTTTCAAGCGCGTCCATTAATGCCATGCTGATCGGCAATGAGCTGATCCAGTTCAGGACCGCGACGGTAGTCTCGACGGGCGTTTACAAGCTGGCGGGCCTGCTGCGCGGCAGCCGCGGCACGGAATGGGCGATGACGGGCCACAGCGGCAGCGAGCGCGCCGTGCTGTTGCAATCGAGCGGCATACGCCGGATCGAGAGCGCGAACGCGCTGATCGGGATCACGCGGTACTACAAGGGCGTCACCCAGGGCGCGGCCTTGGCGAGCGCAAGCCCGGTTTCGTTCATTGACACCGGCGTCGGTCTGAAACCGTTCTCGCCCTTCGACCTGCGCGGAGTGCGCGACGGCTCTAACAATCTCACGATCACCTGGCAACGCCGATCGCGTCTATCCGTTCGCATGATCGGGCCACTCGGCATCAGCGTTCCCCTCGGCGAGGGCAGCGAAGCGTACCAGATCGACATCTATTCGGACGGCACGTACACCACGGTCGTACGCACGATCTCGATCACCACGACGACGGCCGAGTACTCAGCCGCCGACCAGACAGGCGACGGTCTAACGCCTGGCAATCCCGTCTACATGGCCGTGTATCAAATGTCGGTCCAGGTGGGCCGCGGCTACCAACTCAAGGGGGCAGTATGACGTTCCAGACGATCGACGCATCGGCTTCGCCCGAGGTTCAGATGAACGAGAATTTCATCGCGGCGCAGCCAGCGGGCTACTTCGCGCAGAACCCGGTCACGACGGCCGGGCTCGTCTTCGGCTACTCAGGTGGCAGTCTCTTCGTCGACGGCGTGCTGACGACGATCGCCGATGGCACGCTCACGCTGACGGCCAGCCAAACGAACTACATCGAAATGACGCGCGCCGGCGTCGTCAGCAGCAATACGACCGGCTTCACGGCCGGCCGCATTCCTCTCTATACAGCCGTCACCGGCAGCTCGACGATCACGAGCGTCGCAGATCAGCGCGTGTACGGAAACATGCCGACCGACGGGCTGCTCTCGAAGGCGATGCCGTCAGATGCGAATTACACGCTGACCGCGGCCGAAGCCGCGAACAGGATACTCGAATTCAATGCCGGCACGACGCTCACGCTACAGCGCAATATCGTGATACCGCTCGCGGCGAAGTACTACATCGTGAAAAACAACACGACCGGCGGCCAGAATCTTCAGTTCATCGGCGGCAGCGGTACCGGTACCGTGGTCGCGAACGGAAAACGCGCAATCATTTACGCGGACGGCACGAACGTCGTGCGCGTTACAGCGGACACCTGATCACCAAGAAAAAAGGGAACAAAGTGGCAGAACGTCATCAGCAGCAGTGCCCTGTCGAGAGCGCGCCTGGGCAACCCTGCCCGATTGCGAGCGATGCAGCAGATTGCGCAGTGCGCAAAGTGTTCGCGATACTGGGCGTCGACATCGACGTTCCGAAAGAGGTCGAGGACTTCCGTGAGAATCTGCGTTTCGGAGCCTACATGCGCAAGATGGTCGATCGCGGCGGGATTGCCATCTTTGTTACTCTGTGCGGGATCATCCTGGTTGCGGCGCTCAATGGAATATCGTCAGCGATCTCGCACTGGCCGAAACAATGAAAGATCTCGCGATCCAGCTCTGGGGCGAGCTCAACATGGTCGCGGCGCAGCATGTTGATGCCTTCGGCATCATCATCGTTCTGATCTTCGTCGCGCTATGCATCGTCGCGGTCCTGGCCCAACGCCGCGCCGACTTCGATTGGAAAGAGGCAATCAGCACTAACGGACAGCTCGATCCACAGAAGTGCTCATACATCTGTTTCGCGATGGCCTTCGTGTGGGGCTACGTCTACATGGTCCGGCACGACAAGATGACGGAGCTCATGCAGGGCGTATTCATGGCGTTCAGTTTCGGGGCGCCAGTATTCATCGGGCTCGCCCAGAAGTGGGGCGCTCGGCCAAAAGACGGAAAGGAGGGTGCGTAATGATCACTATCGAGCAGCTCTACGGGCCTTGGCTCAATCATCCAGATGCGACGGACGAATGCAAGGCGGCCTCGGCCGCTCTGCTAGCGAAGGTAAACGCGCTGCTCGATCAGGCTACCGCAGCCGGGGTAGAGCTGGAGGACAACCCGATCACCGGCAACCAGGTATCGGGGGTCGAGTACGGCGGCTTCCGGCCGCAGAGCTGTACGCAGGGCGCGCCGCACAGCCCGCACAAGGAAGGGCGTGGCGTCGACGTGCATGACGCAGGGAACAAGCTCGACGCGTGGCTGACTGACGAAATCCTCGAGGCGGCAGGGCTCTATCGCGAAGCACCGCACAGCACGCCCGGCTGGTGTCATCTGACCGACCGGGCGCCGGGCTCGGGCCACCGGACATTCGTGCCATGAGCCCGCTCGCGATCTTCACCGGACCGTGGGGCTGGCTCGTCAAGTGGCTCGTGATCCTGCTGCTGCTCGCGGCCGTCTGGGCGCACGGCTGGGTCAAGGGGGATGCGCATGGAACTGCCAAGCTCGCGAAATATCAGGCCGCGCAAGCCGCACAGCTCGCCAGGGTCACAAAGGCGCAAATGAAGGTCGTCGCCGACGTGCAGATCAAATACGTCGACCGCATCAAGACGATCACGGTGCAGGGAGAAACGATAACCAAGGAGGTCCCGATCTATGTTACGGACGCTGATAATGCTGGGTGCACTCTCAACATTGGTTTCGTGCGCGAATTCAATGCCGGGTGGACCGGCACCCCTCCCGGACCTCCCGACGACGCTGACCGACGACCCGCAGGCGTTTCACTTGCTGACGCCACGGCCGCCAGCACCGCCAACGCCGCCATCTGCCTCACCTACAAAGCCCAGCGGGACGGACTCATAGAGTTTTACCGAAAGCTGCAGGTCGCGAAGTAACGCTCAACCGACGAGCGCCGGCGCCTGGCATCTGATCGCCTGAATGACGGCCTCGACTTCGATCGCCTGCATGCAGGCCCAGGGCGTCGCATCCTCGTACGTCGGCCGCGGCGGATTGACGCACGGCCCGCGGCTCATGGTGCTGATGGCTGGATTTTCCCGATAACACATGGCCGAGCATGGCAGACCGGCCGACAGATTCACGTTTTCAGGATAGCCCAGCACTTCGGGCTGCGTGGATCCGAACACGATCACGGCCGGCGTTTGGTGCAGCTCGCCGCTGCGCCGATCGCGGAACTTGTAATGTGTCACGTGGCCGGCAAAGCTATCGACGCCCACGTGCAGGTCGGCATTTGCGATAAAGCCGATCGACTCGGCGAGCGGCCGGCCGACCATGGCGCGGTCCACGCCGCGCAGGTACGGCGCGCTGGGCTCGCCGATCTGGAAAAACGGCACACCAGGGAATGCGTCGACCACGGCTTGCCAGCGATCGAGCGGCCATTCCTTGTATTTCGACCAGCCGGCGCTCACTTGGATTGTCGCGTACGGTCCCGGGCGCGCGATCCGGTACGGCCATGCCAGTTCGAGCTGCGGCAGCTCGGCGGCCGGCGCGATCCCAAGCTCGGCCTCGAAATAGCGCAACAGGTGCCGGTCCATCGGCAGCCGGTCATTTTTCGGCCAGTCTATTTGATAGCCGATGAGCGAAAAAACCTGCGCAAAGTGCCGCGTCCATGCTTGGGCATTCGCCGAGCCCAGCACTAGGTCAGCGCCGGCGGCCAGGATAAAGGGCAGCAGGGCGTCGGGCTCGGCGTACTGGCCGGCGCAAAAGTACACGATTTCGGCTTCGGGATGCGCGACCCTGAAGGCCGGCAGCAGATTCAGCGTCGCCAATATGTCGCCAATCGCGCCAGGACGCACCAGGGCGATGCGCGGACGCGCAGATGTGCGAACGGGCGCAGACGGTTCGCTGCGCGCAGCCAGGGCCGCCTGTAGCCTTTCCGTTCGGGCGTTCCATTCAATATCTGGATGCCCGATCAGCTCGGCGGCATGGTTCGCCCAGGTCAACGCCGCGTCCAGGTCGCCCATGTGTTCGAAGCACCAGCTCGTAAGCCTGGCCGGCTGGTCGCGATAGTCGCACGCTTCGCGCCACAGTCCGGTCGGCTCGATCGGCAAGCCGGCCGCCTTCGCGGCCGTATCGATCGCGGCCTGGTAATCCTTTTCATCGTACGCCAGGCGCGCCAACTGCATAATGAACTCGGCCCAGCCAGGCGCCCGCGCCTGCCCGAACTCGGCCGCGCCGCGCGCGCCGGCGCGATCGCCGGCAGCCGCCAGGCTGCGCGACAGATATAACGCGGCGAACAGGAACTCGTCCAGGTACCCCTCGCCGAAATTGAGGCGCTGCTGGAACCAGTTCGCGGCTTCGCTGAACTTTCCCGCGCTTTTGTAGGTGCAGCCGAGATAGAAGGCGGTGCGGGCGTTCGGGCTGTCGGCCCATTCCTGGAGCAGCAGGCGCAGGTTCCGGTCGTTGCTGTCTTCCTGGCCAATGCCTGGCTCGGCATTGTGCCGGATCGTTGTCTTGCACAGTTTCACACGCATGCCGTCGATCACCGGATACTCATGCACGCGGCCCTTGAAGCGGATATGCGCGGCCGTGCGCCACAGCCGGCAATGCAGCCACTTCGTGCCGCCTTCCTCGACGAACATGTTGAGCGCGTCGAAATCGTCACGGTACAGATGCCGCCGCACGGCCGCGGGCTCAAGCAGCTCGTCGTCAGCGTCCATCCACATGATGAACTCGGTGCCGATGCTCTCGGCGCGCGTGATTGCGTAATTGCGGGCCGCGGCGAAGTCCTGCAGCTTCCAGTCGCCGGACGCATCGCGCTCGCTCGCGCCCGTCCAGCGCTGATAATCGAGCGGCACACGCACATTGTCGAATATCGCGCGCTGCGTGCCGTCCGTCGATCCCGTGTCGATCACGGCGACGGCATCAGCAATGCCGGCGATGGACTTCAGGCAGCGCGGCAGGTCGCGCTCTTCATTCTTTACGATCAGGAAGATGCAAAGGCTCGGTTTCGACATGGGCCGCGCCTCAGAGCGAACGGCGCAGGACGACGTCGCGCTGGCCCGCGCCATCGGTGCGCGTCGACCGCATAAGCCGCAGCCCACCGGCGCGCGCCGCGGCCTCGAGCAAGCTGTCCAGGCAGTGAAAGAACGGGTGTATGTCCGGCTTCAGATGTGCTTCGAATCCTGGCACCTGATGGTCCGGCAACCGCAGGAAGATCCGGCCGTTGTCGGCCAGCACGTCGCGCAGCCGCCCCATCGCCTCGACCGGGTCGTACATGTGCTCGAAATTGTGCACGAGCGTCACCAGCCGAAACGGCGCGCACCGGATGCGCTCGCGTTCGAAATCGATCTTGGCCGGATGAACGGATAGCGCCGGATCGACCTGCGGATCGCCGTCGATCGCCACGGCCTCGCAGCCGAAAGACTTGAGGCAGTGCGCGAGGTATGGATATCCGCAGCCGATGTCTAGTGTGCGGCCCGGCACGTCGTCCAGCACTTCCTTGAAGAGCCAGGAGGCGAGCCCGCGGTTTACCTGCTTGTCGCCATCGGACATGCCGGCCGGCGCCGCCGGATCGTGAAACACCTTGGGCGGCAATGGGTGCTGAAACCAGCATGAGCAGGATGGGCACTCGAAATAGGGCGCGGTCGCGGGCTTCGAGTCGGCGCTGCAGATCGGGCAGGCGGGACTCATTGCAGCACCCGGCCCGGAAAGTTCCGAAATTCGCGCCCGCTGCCCCTAGAAAATGGGCGGTTTCTGCGTCCTGAAAATTTCGGAACGCGCCGACGTTTCACATGGAACGTCAGATAGATGTAGAATGGGTGCGCTCGGCATGGGGTGCAGAGGGTCGGAGGTTCAAATCCTCTCGCCCCGACCAAAGATTCATATAGTTGCATCGTTCACCTGTTCCAGAATTTAATCAGTTTCGGAACCAGTTCCGAAATTCTTTGAGTTCTACCCGTAGCGCTCACGCTGTTTTCTTCGCGCCCGCCGACACACTCGGCAGCGGTGTGACGACGTCGGGCTTGCGCTGATAAACGCGGCGCGTGGTGCGCGGCTCGATGTGGTCCCCGCGCTTCATTCCTTCTTCGAGCGAAGCGCTCTCGCTGATCGCCTTCGCCTTGATGTCGTGGAAGTGAAATTCATGCTTCCCGAATCCTGAGCGCTCACGCGCGCGACGCCACAGCGAATTGAACGCGGTGTCGCTGTACGCTATACCGCGTCGTGTAAGGAAGAGCGGCCGCGCCGCCGCCGGATGCTCGATCGGTCTGCCGCTGCCTCGCACCTTCGAGCGCAGGGCGAGCGCGCGATCGACGACAGCGCGCAGCTCAGGCGACCATGCGTTGAGCTTGCGCTTCACGCCAGCGCCGCGCTTGCGCTTGTTGACCGTGATCCACAGGCCCTCGTCGGCAATGTCGGCAATGTCGAGCGCCAGGATCATGCCGCGGCGCGCGCCGGTCATCTGCGCGATGTCCATCATGCACTGCACGGACGGCGTTGCCTTCTCATAGATCCTCATGAACATGCCATCGGACACGTACACTTCGCGCGCCTGCTCCGGGTTGTATTCGACCTGCAGGCACGGATTGTATTCGGTATAGCCCCAGCGGGTTTTCGCGATCCTGAAGATGCGCGACAGGCACCGCATTTCCTTGTTGCCAGCCACCGGACGCCCGGACGCTGCCTGCGCGCCGATGTAGCGCGTCACGTCCATCGAGCGCAGGAAGTCGCCGCTGCCGGCTTGAGCCTCGCTCTTCGCGTACCTCCGCGCACCGATCGCATCGCGCAGGTTCTTGCAGTAGCGGGCGTGCTCGACGCGAGTCTTGGGATGCAGGTGCGGCAGCACGTCGCGTTCATACCTACCGACGAGCTCGCCCACGGTCCCGGCCGCGTCGTCATCCTTCGGCAAATCGGTAACGAAGAGCTTCACCCAGGCCGCGCGCGCCTGGTGCTTGTCGGCGCCCAGCGGCGCAGTACTCTTTCCGGGGTAGGCAAAAGCGAACACGCGGCGCATTTCGGCATTGACCGGAGTCACGTAGTAGCGCCCCTTCTTCACGAACACGCCGATCGGCAAGTCCTTGTGCGTTTTTCTTGGCCGTCCCACGCGCAGCATGTTATACCGTTTCTGCCTTCGCGCAAGCAGCGAGCTGGCCGAGAAGTGAATCAACCTTGGCCCGCCGCCCAGATTCATCAATTGGGATCTCTTCTGTAGTCCAACGGTGACCGCACTGCTCGCATTGCCGGCGCCGGCGGATGCTCGCGTCCTCGGCGTCCGTGCGAACGACGTGGCTATCGGGATGATGACAGACTGAGCAGCGCATCAAATCAGCCTCTCGCCGGCCGCGATATTCTCCAGCGTCTCGAGCACCGCCTTCATCGCCGCGATCTCGTGATCTGCTTTGCGCTGCGTCATCTTCCCACCCTGCGCGACATAGCGCGGATAGACTCGCTCTCGCATAGCGATTTCGCGTTTGACGCAAGTGATCTGCTCGTCGATGGTGATCATGATCTCCCGTTCCATAGTTCGATTGCCTTTGGCCCGAGATTGATTTTGCCGTCATCGTTCTGAGTCGGCCCTATGGCGCCGCAGTCATTGCAGACGACGGCCCACACGTCCATGTCAACCTCGTCGATTGCTGGATCCGGATCGCCGCAGAATGGGCAGGGCTTGATCTCGGCGCTCATCGGTATGCCTTCGTGAGATCACGATCAACGGCGTGACCGCGCCTGAGCACGAGCTGCGCGAGCTTGGCGCGATCATGGTGACTTGGCGGCGCCTGGCGCAGCAGGCCGAAGTAGCTGTTGGCCGATTCGAAAACTTCCTCAGCCGGTATATTACCGACTCGATATATAGCTTCGCGGACCGCGCGCCGGCGAATGCTGCGTGACCAAGGCTTGATCACATGGCCGACGAAATCAATGCCGCGTGCGATCGGCTGCAGCACGGTCTTGCTGTCGTTCAGATGCGCCCCCAGACGCGCCGGCAGGAACGCGCTGATGTCAGCGAGCGCGGCGTTGAGCCACTGCGCCGACTCGTGCAGCAGGATGAAGTCGTCGACGTAGCGCACGTAATGCCGGGCCCTGAGCTCGTGCTTCACGTGCTGATCGAGCACATCGAGATATACATTCGCGAAGAATTGGCTCGACAGGTTGCCGATCGGAAGGCCGCGATCGGCCGGCTGGTTGAGCAGGCTCTTGTGCGGCGGGACGAGCGCCAGGTGTCGCGGTGCGCCACGCAACTCGACGTCGGGGCGCGGATCGTGGAACAGGATGGATTTAACGAGCCAGCGCCACCACGGCGCGGTGATCCGCGAGACGAGCAGTCCCCACAGGACGCGCTTGTCGATCGCGACGAAGAAATTGGCGAGGTCGCACTTCAGGTAGTACGCAGGACAGCCCCAGTTCTGGGTGATGCTGCGGACCTTTGCTTCGAGCCGCTGCGCTGCGTACAGCGTGCCACGGCCCGGAATGCAGGCACAGCTATCGGCGATGAATGTGGCATGCACCTTGGGCGCATATCGGTTGTACAGCAGGTGATGAACGATCCGATCCCGGAATGCCGCCGCCCAGACTTCCCGCGGTTTCGGCCGAGTGACCACAAAGCAGATCGAGCGGCCCGGGCGATAGCTGCCGTCGACGAGTTCAGCATACAGGCCCGCTAGATTGCGCTCGAGATCGGCCTCGAACCCAAGGGCCGAGGCGGTGTTGCGCTTGTGGCGCCGGCAATCGAAGTAAGCCTGCGCCAGCTCGGCAAAAGAGAGATCAGCGTTGCTGCCGTGGTAACTTGCGGACGAAACGAACTCTGTTGTTGTTGCTTCTGTCGTTGGTGTTGCAATTGCCATTGTTGAAGTTCTGTATCCAGGCGTTGTTTGAGTCGCGCTCGTTATGCTCATGCTATCTACGTCGGCCGCCCGGTTGCCCAGGCGACGAACTGCGCCGGACCCGGACGGATTGGATCCGCTGGTATCCTCAGTGCGCATCGGGGTTCCCTCGCGAGGAAGCCGCATGACCAGGTTACCTATCGCTCTGTCCGGGTCGCCGTGACGGCCCGGAAGCTGGCGACATTGCATACTTCTTCCACCCCGATGCCTGGCGACCGATCGCCTGCGTGCGCTGAACGGCCTGTGCATATCCGTTGGTCGCAATGAATCTGCGGTCGCGACACATGCGGAACTGGACTTCAGTGCATTGCACGCGCTCAAGCAGCTCGGTGATGACTGGTGCCTTGTCCTGCGCCATGTTCGCGCGAGCGATGAGCGTTGTTATGTCCAGACAATCGTCGTAGAGACGCTTGCCGATGATCGGCTTCGCATCCTTCGGCATATTGCGGACGAGGCCGGCCGTGACGCTCAAAAGATCGTAGGCGTCCTTGAATATCGAGGTTTCAGTGTGAAGAGCCACGCTGATCGAATAACTGAATTAATGAATTACTGAATTATTTTCCTGCGGACGAAACGAACTCTGAAGTTGAGGCTTCTGTCGAGGGTGTAGCAATCGCCACCGCCGAAGCCCTGTATCCAGGCGTAGCCTGAGACGCGCTCGTGGACCTGGCGCGTCCAGTACCATTCTTCCGCGAACGCTTCGTCGCTACCCTTCAGTGCCGGCTGCACCTTCTCGAAGAGATGCAGCGCTTCGGCCCGCGTCGGCAACGACCACCCTTCGGGCGCGGAATGCATAGCCTCATCGTGTTTGATGCTCGCGATCTCCTTGGACTTGTGCGCAAGGATCAGCTCATAGAAGCGCTCGCCATCAAAGAGCAACCCAGCGTGGATACCATCCTCGTTCCGCTCGCCGATCTTTCGACCGAGCGGCAGCGCCGGAGTTGAAACGCTTAACGGCGACGGCAGCGCGATTTCCACATCGTCCAGCTTTTCGCGCAAGAGCGCGAGCACGGCTTCGTTGGCTGGGGCGGTGATTTGAAGTCCGCCGATCGTTACTGCGACAGTCTGTTGCATGTGACCTCCGAAAATTATTGAATGGTTAAATGACTAAATGGGAACGCTGCGGACGAAACGAACTCTGCCGCTGCCGCTCCTGTCGTTGGCGCTGCAATCGCCATTGGTGAAGAGCTGTATCCAGGCGTCGTTCGAGTCGCGCTCGTGGACTTCGTCGCACCAGTACCAGGACTCGGCCATCGCGTATTC